TGCCTTCGACTGACAAGAAGGGAATGCCTTCGACTGACAAGAAGGGAATGCCTTCGACTGACAAGAAGGGAATGCCTTCGACTGACAAGAAGGGAATGCCTTCGACTGACAAGAAGGGAATGCCTTCTTGTGTTCATTGTAAAAATCTTGGTCTCAAAAATGACCACTGGTTACGTGCAAATTCTTCTCATGATAGTCCTATTGTGTGTCCGGTTTTATTGAAAACTGAATGTAGATATTGTCATCAACTTGGACATAATATATCCAAATGCCAACGATTGGCTGATTCCAAAAAAGAAAAACAAGAAAACCAAGAAAACCAAGAAAAACAAGAAAAATCTTTTGTTGCGGCTGTGTCTTCTTCAAACAATCAAACTACCATTCACATTGAATTGGATAAACCGTCTTATGCTTCCATTGCCAAACAATTATTGAATGTTTTACATAAAAAACCGTATGAACCACCTTCTGGTTGGGTTCCTCATGGTAGACTCATGGATTGGACCATCTACTGTGATTCATCAGATGATGAAGATTTTTGAACAAAAAAACAAAACAAAACAAAACAAAATAAAAATAAGGGGTATTTACCTCCTATTTTTATTGGTTCCTTTTCATAAAATTGAAATGCTTTCGCATTTGTAATGTGTAAATAAGTATTTTACAAGATGAGTGAAACTAATTTGAATTCTAATTTGACTTTTGTTTGCGATGAAAAATTTCAAACTATCATTGATAATATTGACGTTGAATTGAACACTATGATGGATGGTTGGTGTGAGAAAAATGAAGAAAAATGTAGTGGTGGAAATATGCGATGTATTCGAGGTGAAAACATTGAAAATTTGGTAAAAAAAACAGTAAAATATATTCAAGATACATATGGAATGAATGTATATGCTGTAAAAGGAAGTGATGATAAAAAGCAATTATCAGTAAATTACAACGACCGAATAATTAAAAAAGAACACCAAGTAGATATGCATATTTATAAAGATGATAAGTTCATTGCGGCGATTGAATGCAAAGCATATTTAGACAGTTGCTTTTATGTGCGTGCATGTGATGATTTTAGATTATTCAAAAAATATGGGTATGATATAAAAACGTTTGTATTTACACTTGAACATTCTATCGATGAGAATTCGAAATTGTTTATAGATATAGATAATGATTTTGTTTGTGATGAAATATTTTGTATGTTAGATGGCAAACGTTCATCTAGCAAACCTATATACGATAAAAAATATAAAAAACAGGTGAACAAAGAAAAGCTTGCCTATTTTGTTACATCACTTCTACAACTATTTGACATTTATTAGTCATTTGGTGATTTGGTCATTTGGTCATTTAGTGATTTGTAAATATATTATTTTTGGCAATTTCGTAATATTTGGTTTCTAATTCAATACCAATAAACTTTCTATTTATATTTTTGCACGCCACTCCGGTTGAACCTACGCCCATACAATTATCTAAAACTACGTCATTTTCGTTAGTATACGTTTTTATTAACCATTCAAGTAAATCCGTTGGTTTTTGGGTTGGATGCAAAGGTCTTTCAACCCGATTGAATTTTAAAACTGTTGTAGGTAATCTTTTACCATCGCTTTCGACATAATTTTCTTTATGCGTACCATAATTACTTTGTTTATCGACCGCTGATTGCGTATTCCATCGTGTGTATGGTGTAGAATACCAATATTGGGGATTATAAACAGGCTGTTTTTTATAAAATACTGCAATATCTTCATTGGTTTTCATTGGTTTTCTTTTTGAATTCAAGAAATCTGAAAATTTGTTTTTTTCCCAAACTAAACAATATCTAAACATGTTTAAATTTGAGGTAATCATTAATGATGTAAATGGTTGCGAACCAAATAATACTATTGCTCCGTTATCTTTTATAATTCTGTTATATTCATGCCATAATTTATCAAATGGTATTACAACATCCCATGAATTTTTTGTCATACCATAAGGCAAATCGCATAATATCATATTCACTGATTTATCTGTAATATTTTTCATTTCAACTAAACAATCGCCATTCATTATATTATAATTTATTTCGTTTATTTCGTTTATTTCGTTTATTTCGTTTACGTTTGTTGTTGATGATGACGGTTGTTGTGGTAGTTGATTAACAACTATTATTTCATTTTCTATATTTTTGTCTTTTTTGTCTTTTTTGTCTTTTTTGTCTTTTTTGTCTTTTTTTTTGTTTATTAATTCAATCAATTCTTCTTTATTTTTAGATTTACATTTTGTAAATCCAAGTTCTTTGCATTTTTCTAATAATTCTATTTTACTCATTTTTGAGGTATCCATTTTTGAGGTATCCATTGTTTTATCAATATTGATTATACTATTACTTTCAATATTATTCAAATCAATTTTTCGCAATAATATTTTTTCGAAATAATATTTTTATTGGTTTATGATTTTGGCAATTTCAATATTAAACTCGACAATAAATCAAGCGTATATTTTTCGGTTAATTTTTGTAATTCGCCAATTTCATAAGACTTGAAACAAGCATTTGATATGTCGAATTGTATTTCATATAGATGTGTTATTGCGTCCCGTATATTTACTGTTATATAATATTTATTGTTTTTTTTATATATTGATATTGGGTCTTGAATGCAATTTGGTTTCATATCAAATAATACATTTGTTCCGTTTATGCACATAATATCATTCTTTTTGTAATTATATATGATTGGTTTTGATAAATATACTATTGTCCAGTTTACTACATCTAATAACACAATATGAGTAAAATGATAAAACCGTCTTCCATCATTCATTCTTGAATGACAGCCTCCTATATAATAATTATCGCGGTAGTGCAACAAGTTACTTCCTCCGCGTAAAAATGTGGTTTCGGTCTTGATTGGCAAATCTACATTGTTTTGTTTGTATACTACTTTGCATATACCATCTTTATTGAAATCGTAGGTTAGTATGACTAATGGGTCGTAGTTATAAACAAAATGTAATTTGCCATCTTTTTCGAACGGTGCCCAATTTTTTTCGATTGGATTCTTTTGCATATTCTCTATTTGCAGATACGTTGGCTCGAATTTGTCGAATTCGGTTATTGCTATACACCTGGTTTGTCCTTCGTATGGGGATAAACATATAAAAACTACGTATACCTTGTCGTCTACTTTTACCATGCGGGGGTCCTCGGCTTCTATTTCAAATCCATACACTATATTTGTGGTTTTTGTTTGAAATAATAGTCCATTTTGACCTTTTACACAGATTCTTTCGCAAGCATACATTTGCCCGGGGGGGTTTTCATCGCCCATTTCTCGGGAAGTTTCATGTGATAAAGATGATATGCTCGAAGGTGTATAATGAAGAGCTTTGAACATGCTATAATGTAAATCGTCTATGTTGACTGTTGTAATATTATCTACGTATTTTGTATATACATTATAGTCATAGTAGTTTAAAAAGAATTTTTTATCATATTGCATTTTATTACACATTTCAGTATGAAGTACATCGAATAAACCGAATTTGCAATCTCGTTCTATTATTTCGATTGCATTGAATATTGCAATGGCTCTTTCGGTATATCCGCCCATTACACCCCAGTGGGTTTCGTACGGCGGTTCTATTGACCATGGATATACCTCGTCTACCAATATGGATAACCAGCTACATAATTTTTCGAATATTTGTGTTGGATATATATTTGTTTGCCATAAACTTAATGGTGCATTGTTTATGTAATAAGGTGTATAATTTTTTCCGAAAAATTTGTTGTAACTTTCCATTAAAAAATCGATGTTTCTTATGTTTGGAAACATTTTTTTATTCCAAACGCCGTTCAATGCGATTGGTTCTCCTGAATCTAATATATATATTCTGTCTTTTTGTAGTTCGGTGTATTCTTCTACATGGAGCATATCATATTGACATATACCGATGAAATCCAAATCTTTATGGAGATTGTTTTTGTAGATATGTAAATAGGCACTTGTTTCCATATAATGTCGCAGCTGTAAAAAAGGGTTGTATTTTGGCAATTCATATTCATGTATGATTGGCAGACCATATTTTTTTGGCGTTTCGTATTTTTCGATTACTTCGTTGACACAGTAATATGTAAATGTCTTTTTTATATATTCTTCTGAATATTTTGTGAATAGAATATCTTCATCCACGACTTGATGATATACTATGAATATTTTTAGGTTTTGGTTTTCTGACTCCATGTATGTATATTTTATAAACAAAGGTATTTTTAAATCATGTTGCACTATCTATATTTTTTGTAAATATTAACATAAATACAAATAGAAATGTCGATGTTGTTCGCTGTATTTTTGAAAACATTTCGATTCTTTCTAGTCTTTGTATTTGTGTTTGCGTTTGTGTTTGTCTTCGCGATGAATTGTATGCATTCGATGCGATACTTAATAAACCAACTGCTATTATTGTTACTGTAATAATATCTATGTGATGATTATAGTCAATTTTGTTTATCTCATTGATAACTACATTTTCACTTACCATTTCGCTGGATATTTTTTCGACCACTGTTGAAAATACCGCGCGAGTTGACAATATATTTCTTAATGTCACAGGTGGTTTATCCATGAATAGAAAACTTGTCAATGTTACTATCATTTTTGCTTTTTGATGTTTGCTGTTTTGGTTTTGCTTTTTTTGTGTTTTTTGTACATCTTTTCAATTTTTTACTTTTCTCCTTTTTCTCCTTTTTCTTCTTTTTCTCCTTTTTCTTCTTTTTCTTCTTCTTTTACGTACAATCTATAAAATTGAAATCATTTTATATATTATTATGGATAGCATTCAAAATAATACTATGTCTACTTCTCTAACGGTGGATTCTCTAACGGTGGATTCTCTAACGGTGGATTCTCTAACGGTGGATTCTCTTGATACTCAAACAGTTGTCGATGTTATTGCCAATATGCACCAATGCCTACAACATCGATATTCCTTTGCTACTGACCGCAACATTACCGAATATTTTGAAAGAAATTTTCGATGGTGTGTTCCCGATGATTTGAAACGTACTTTGGATAATTATTATTATGGTAATGACGATGATGCATCCGAGGTTCAGAATGCACAGGCTCTTTTGCATCATTCACAGCAATATGCAGAAATGCTTGAACAACATATTTTAACTTACTTCTCATATTTTAAAAACAAAATTCGAGTTGCTGGTCGTGATATTCAACGAACATTGCGCGAAAAAGGGCATTATACTATTCATTTGCACGAATCTTCGATTCTTCATACTGATGTTGAACGCTCTTGTTTGAAACATCTTTCTACTATGCCTAACGATGTTGTTAGATTGGTGTCTGAATTTGCGCTTACTCCATTGTTGCAATACAAACTGATTAAATCGGAATGTGGGGATTTGGTTTATCGTTTGAATAGCTTGAAATTGCAAAATTTGAAGAAATTCGGTCGTGTTGTACATACTTATGCTCATAAAATATATGTGTATTTATTACAAAATATTCTTCCAGCATGTTCTATTAAAAAAATGTGCAATGTTTCCTTTTTACAATTGAAACTGAATGGTAGTAATAAATCCACTATCATTCAATATATTATTGATATTACGAACTGTTGTGATGAAGTTATTAACAATTTTGTTCGTAGGGGTAAGTATCCGAAAACGTGTAAATGGTTGATGTTGAAAACTGGCTATTTGTATAAAAGCATTATGTTTGTTTCGCGTCCTGAATTCAATTCGCGTAAGGTTGTGGTTCGTAATAAAAAATAAATATATAAAAATGTATTATAAAAAATACGATGATTTTATTCATCTTATTTTTTTGGATTTTTGTTTTTGATTACATAGATTTTGGGATTTGTGATTTTGGCATCATTGCTGCATCATCTTTGTATATGATAGGCGTAATTGGTCTGGTTATTATTATCGATGAATTGGTTTGATATTGAGGTTTTTGTTCTGTTTGTTGAGTTGTATTGTATATATCTAATATTCTTGATACAATTGGACTTCGTTGTATATCTTCTTTGTCCAATTCTACATATTTTATTTGGTTTTCTTTGTTTTCTTCTTTTTGTTGGTTTTCTTTGATATCATGTTTCATCTTTTCAAGAAAATCGGACAAACCATTTTGCATTCCGCGGTCACTCTGATGTAAATCACCAGTGATTACCATTTTGGAATGGTCTCCTAAACGTGTCATTAACATTACCATTTGGTTTGGTGTACTGTTTTGCATTTCATCTGCTATTATGAATGCGCGTTTGAATGTGCGACCACGCATATATGCCAATGGCGATATTTCCAAAACACCGCCATGTAACATTGAATCGATGTCTTTTTGGTTATAAAAATCAAGCAATACATCAAATAGAGGTCTTGTCCATGGGTCCATCTTATTGATTAGACTTCCTGGTAAAAAACCTAATTCTTCTTCTTCTACTGGAACCACGGGTCTGGTTAGTATTATTTTTTGGATGTTTCCTTGTCTCAATTCTTCTACTGCGGTGTTACATGCAAAGAGAGTTTTTCCTGTGCCTGCTGGTCCTATACCTATTACTAATTTTGTATTTGGGTCTTGTAAATAATTTACATATTGTTTTTGGTTCTCGGTTCTCGGAATATATAATGGTGATGTTGCCCTTTGTTCTAACTGTTTTTTTGTTACTCTCATTGATAGTTCTCTTACGGAATTATTTGTAAATTTGTTTTTAAAGGGTCTTAAAAATGCATTTGTTCTTCTTAATAGTAATAATAGCGATATAGATATCAAAACACTTGTTCTCATTCTTTGTCCTTTGTTCTATATTACTAATTGTTATTATAATTTTAACTTGTTTTTCTTTTTTTCATATAATATAAATCAAATTATAAAGGTTATTTTTTTCACTATAAGGGATAATTTACTACTAATAATAATAATGAGAACACTACATGTAAAAGATGGATAATATAAACGTTCATATATTATTTTACTAAATTGTATTTTTGTATTTTTGTTCTCTGAAATGAAAATAATTAAAAATGTCGGTCGATTATTGTTGGGGGTTCATATGTCGCATTGGTTTCTTCCATGATGTATTTGTGGATTTCTGTGTATACATCATTATTTGGGTAATTGCGGCATGTATATAAATCAAACGCGATGTAGTTCCTTTCTGGGAAAGTGTGTATTGTCATATGAGATTCCGATAGGAGATATATTATACTCAGACCTTGGGGTTCGAATTTGTGTTCTATTTTGTTGAGTACTTGGAATTCATATTTTTCGCATATATTATCCATCATGGTTTTTAATTTTTCTATGTTGTTTGGGGTTTCTGGGTTTTGTATATTTTTGATATCTATTATCAAATGTTTTCCTGAACATTGTGTATTTGAGAACATTGTTGGATTGTTGTTGTATATTTGTATATTGTGGTATATTATGTTTATGTTTTTTGTGTGCAATAATATAAATACATGGGGGTATAAGTTGTATTCGAATGGATAAGGTGGAACCGACTGTTGATAAGGTTGTGGAGAATTCTCTTCGCGTAAGGCAGATGAAAACTGTTCAGGCAACGGCTCTTGAATTGTTTGCGAAAAAGAATGCTGATTATGGCGATGCTTTTGCCAAGTTTGGTGTTATTGGTGTTTTGATGCGTATTGAAGATAAAATACAACGTTCTCTATCTATTACTAAAAATGGTGTTAATTTGGTGAGTGATGAAAGTATTCGTGATACTTTATTGGATTTACATAATTATGCTGCCATGGCGTTGATGCTTCTTGATGAACAAGAAAAATAAGATACTTTTACACCTTTGCGCATGGTTTAAGCACTGGTAAATTGGTCCAGAATGGGCGATTTAATTGTGCAAAGGTGTAAAGATAGTAATTGAGAACCTTGTTCTTTTTTATTGTTTTTTCATGTTTTTGTGATGGTGTAAAACTATAAATAAATGTTTATAGTTTTATAGTTTTATAGTTTTATAGGTTTTTGGTTTTCATAATAGTATATTTGAGAACCTTTTGTGTTATTGTTTTTATTGGCTTTATTGGCTTTATTGGCTTTATTGGCTTTATTGGCTTTTTCGTGTTTTTCGTTGTCTCTTTTGATTTTTCTTTGTTCCTCCTTTTTTGTTCTCTATTTGCAATATATTCTTTGTGATTTCTTTCAATTTAGCTTTATCAGTTTCTAATTGATTTATTGTGGATGGATGTACTTGTTCTTTTTCTAAATGATGTATATAATCTTCTATTGCGACAGTCACTGTAAATAAACTATCTATTAGTTTTGTTTGTATATTTTTTTCTGGTGTTTTTGGATGTGTTTTATTTGTAAACCTAATCATTGATGGCATTCTATATATATTTATTATATATTTTTTGTAATCGATGTTGAGAACATTTGCATCTTTGGTTTTTTTCGTATGGTTTTTGAGAACCTTTGCATCTTTGGTTTTTTCGTATGGTTTTTGTAAAAATAGTTGTATATATTGAATAAAGTAAATATATAACTATTTGTTTTTCTTTTTTGTGAGAGTATTTTTTATCATGGTATTTGAGAACCTTTGCATCCTTGTTTTTTCGTATGGTTTTTGTAGAAAATTGAAATACTTATGTTATATTACAATTAATAACATTTACAACAAATACTAAAATGAATACTATAAGATTAACACCTGGGAATGTTTTCAGATATATTGGTAAACAAATCATTTTCAAAAATAAAAATAAAACTGCAATACTTAGTAGAATTGTTAGTGTATCCGACACTGGTAAAACGATTTACGTAGATAATCAACGTTATAAAGGTAATTTGGTATTATCAAGAAAAATACATGTAATTTTATAACACTTGTGTTTTTATTATTTTGGAAAAAAAATATACACCTTTGCGCAAAGGTGTAAAAAATTAAAGGGTTTTATCCTTTTTTTTATCGTTGTTTTGAGAACCTTTGCATCCTTGTTTTTTCGTATGGGTTTTTTTGTAAAATAGTTGTATATATTGAATAAAGTAAATATACAACTATTTGTTTTCTTTTTTGTGAGAGTATTTTTTATCATGGTTTTTGAGAACCTTTGCATCTTTGGTTTTTTCGTATGGTTTTCGAGAACCTTTGCATCTTTGGTTTTTTCGTATGGTTTTTGAGAACCTTTGCATCCTTGTTTTTTCGTATGGTTTTTGAGAACCTTTGCATCTTTGGTTTTTTCGTATGGTTTTTGAGAACCTTTGCAATAAATATTATTCTATAACCATACCATACCATACCATACCATACCATACCATACCATACCATACCATACCATACCATACCATACCATACCCGGTAACCGACAGGCCAACCCACTGACGTCACCCGGTAGCCAAGGTATCGCCAAAAGTCTTGCGTATATTGAGACGAGAAATGGGTGGGATATCTACAATTGGCCGGGATATCGAAAATCCGGTAGGATATCGATAAATCATGTAGTTGGGCATTTTGACCAAGGTATGGCCAAAGGTTTCGCGATGTGGTGGATGCAAGTGCCCCGGTGCCCGGGTCGGGTGTTCCTAGAAACAACCAGGATGTAATTCAACTGACGTGACCCGGTGCCCGGGTCGGGTGTTCCTAGAAACAACCAGGATGTAATTCAACTGACGTGACCCGGTGCCAGGGTCGGGTGTTCCTAGAAACACGCAGAATTGAAAGCCCCGGGACATGACCCCGGTGCCAAGCCTCTGACGTCACCCCCGGTGCCAAGCCTCTGACGTCACCCCCGGTGCCAAGGTATCAGTCCAACCTCCGGACATGACCCCGGTGCCAAGGTATCAGTCCAACCCGGTGCCAATCCACTGACGTCACCCTATCACCAAAAGTAGTTCAACCCCCCATACATTTGCAGAAAATTGAACTACTTTTTGTAAACGGATACGACAGCAATAACACAACAAGTACTATATTAAACTGATACCGATAACTTTTACATCATGCCAAGTTTGAACGATTGGAACGAGCGCTTTGCACGCATTTCTACTATTGAAGAACTCCGCGCTGCCATGTTAGAGATGCATGAAGACATTGAACTACAATATGTTCCTGTTGTTGCAAATGACCCTCTACCGTCTTCTGCAAACGGTCATCTACCGTCTTCTTATGCCAAAGTAATATTTGAAAAATACAAAAAACACAAAAAAGAGAGTTGGGCGTTTTGTCTTAGCGACGGTTGCACCATTGACGGTATTCACTGTCAACCCCGTCTGTTTTGCAATGAGAATGGTATGTATGTAGTTATATATGCTGATAAAGTATGGACATATAGAAAAAACGAACATGACGACGTTGTATCCTCTATTTCACAAGCCGTTTTCACTAAAACATATATTAAAAAACAGAGTAAATACTTATTGCGCGAGATTGTTAGTATGCTTAACGACTATAATAAAGATATTTCAGTCATGAAATTCAATAAACTTCATGGGGTTTTCAATACTCCTGACCATATGGATACTCTGCAAGTACCGCCTGCTTTACCCGATAGACCTCAAATTCGCAAGGTTTGTTTGAATGCCGACGTTGAACCTTCCGAATGCTGTGTTTGTCTTGACTCTACCAAGACACAGACTCCTTGTTGCCATCACCTTTGCGTTGGTTGTTGGGGGCTTCTTAAAGATAAAGATGTTGACATTCTGCCGTGTCCTCTCTGCCGAACTGATATCAGACAGAAACATTTGATGCTTGCTAGAAACCCTACCTACTACGATAGTGATAGTGATGATGATGAATATGATGAGAACATGGCTATGCGCGAACTTATTAGAGCTGCCGAAGATAATAGATAGATTTTACACCTTTTCTCATTTAAAACGCCCATTTTATAATAAAAAAATTGAATTAATCTTATAAACAATTTATAATGAATAAAATACAACAAAACTACTATTCAAAATGTATAAAATAAACCGCTACATTAATGATTTTGAAAATATGGAAGAAATTAAAAATTTATCATTGAACCCAAATCCAAATGCTATTCACATATTAGAAAAAAATCCAGAAAAAATTTATTGGTCTTGGTTAGCAGAGAACCCAAGCGCTATTGATTTATTAAAAAAAAATCTAGATAAAATAAATAATTTAAATTGTCGATTTATGTTATCGCAAAATCCAAACGCTATACCTTTATTACTAAAAGACAAACGCAAAATTAATTGGTCTGGTTTATCAAAAAATCCAAATGCTATACATTTATTGGAAGCAAAACCAGAAAAAATTGATTGGGTGTTTCTATCAGAAAATCCAAATGCTATTCATTTATTAGAAGCAAATCCAGACAAAATTAGATGGGATCATTTATCATATAATCCAAATGCTATTCATTTATTAGAAGCAAATCCACATAAAATTTTTTGGAGTTGTTTAGTGGATAATCCTAATCCAGCTGCAATACAATTAATAGAACAAAATCTGAATAGATTAGACGCGAATTGTTGGCGGCGATTAACCAGAAATCCAAATGCTATTCATTTATTAGAAAAAAATCCATATAAAATTGATTTGGGAATGTTATTACGTGTATCAAGTATGATGGATTATGATTATGAAATAATGAAAACTCGTTATGCTATTTACAAAGAAGAACTCATACAAAAAACAATGCATCCTTCAAGAATTCAAAAATATTTAGATATGGGAATAAATATTGAAGAATTAGATAATTATTTATAAAATATAATGAGCGTTTTAAATGAAAAAAGGTGTAATATATATGTAAATTTAAGTAAATTAAAGCGAGGAGCCTATTTTGGCTTTTTTTACTGGGTCATTTCTATAAGAGTTATTTTATCAACAGTAGGTTGCACCTTATAAGGTATTTGAGAACCTTGTTATAAAAGTTATCAAAAACGGGGTTTTTTACACAATGTTCTCAACTTCTTTGCAAAATTTCTTT